TGCTCAGAGAGAATACCCGTAAGCTCAACCTCTGCGTCCAAGTTGTGATAAGCGTTGAGATCCTGGCCAAGCTCAGGAGTCCACTTCGCTTTCAGTTTCTTGGTTACGGCCGTGACACTTACCGAATCGACCTTAATATCGATTTCGGGGATTTGTGCCTCGTTTTCAAGGCCCCAAGTCGTGGTACCGGCGACCATACCGAAATTATCTCCATCAGGCGCGGCTCCATCGCCACCAAAATCATCAGCTTCAGCGAAGCTCACGTTCGTGACTGCAATAGCAGATGCCGAAAGAGCAATTGTATCGTGAGCACTAGAAGTACCAACGAAAGCAAGAATGATAGTTGATTCATTTGTTTCACCCTTGTGGCTACCACTGTACTGAGACAAACGACGAACCTGCGTACCACCATTCGTGGCCAAGGATCCAAGAGCAGAACCACCAGCAGCTGCACCAGAAACAACAACAGAGACAAGATTGTCTTTGTTAAACTGGGTCAAGTTGGCAGTAGTAATTGTTGCCAAGAACACTCTCTTGTCGAGAAGGTCTGGATCGAAACGACATATTGCGTCGAAATCGGTAGCAACAGCCGTACCAGCAGCATAGGAGTTAGCAGCAGCATTACCTGCAAGACCAACACTCCAGCCACCTCCGACAGTACCGGAAGCAAGACCCTGGAGGCTAGGACCACCTGCGTTCGTAACAGAACCGGTTGGCGAAGCATAACCCTGGTTCAATGCATAGAAGCCAAGCTCTGCATTTCGAGGGGTCGAGGTACCAAGATCGATACCACCAGTAATTTGCAGACCAACTGCTCCACCACCATAAACCGACTCATTGTCGTTTTGGCCGAGGCGCGGGTTGGTTCCAGGTGTGAACTGGAAGTCAAGGAAGAAGATCAGGCCAGAAGGCAAGCTCATGGGCTGAACACTTACAAGATCATTTGCAATAAGCCCACCGAATACACGACGGACGATCGGGAATGCAACAGCAGCGAAACCCTCAACATCTCCAGCAGCCATCGACGAAGCTTCTTTAAGAAGCTGTGCCGCTTGGTTCTCAAGAAGTCGAGCCATTCCTTGACGCTTTCCATCACCCTCAAGACCTTCAAGAAGTCCGGTAGCTTCCCACTTGTTAAGAAGTGCTGCTCCCTCCTTCTGAAGGTCGCGACTAACAATTCCTTCAGTTAATTTTTTCAAAACACTCATTTTTCTAAATTCTCCTTTTATTTAATTCCTGCGAGTCGTTGCATACGACTCTTAGCACCACTCGGCACGTCTGACTTTGGCCGCTTATTGCGGCGGCTGGCCAGCAAGGATGAGTTCCTTTTCTCAACCGTCTCACTCAGTGATTTTGGTCCTCGCCGGTTAACCGGTGAAGATCCCACTGCGTTTTGGAGGGCTTCAAAAATTACCTTAGCCTCTTCTGCCGAACTTACGTTAGAAATAGCATCGACAACTTTTTGTTTTTGTCGCTCATTCAGAGAGTCACTATTCAATATTTTATTCGTATAAATTAATCTAGCATTGGAAACAACCATTTCGTCAAACTTTTCTTTTAACGAAGAGACAACTTCCTTATACTTTTCTTCTCGTTCCGAAATTGAATCAAAAGATTCTTGAAGCTTGTCTAATTTATCTGCAAGCTCTTTGTTTTCTTTCTTAAGAACATCCATTTCTTCTTCTTGAGCCAATACAGCCAAATGCTTTTCAGCTTCAAAATCAAGCTCTTTTTGAGGTCGACCAACATGGCCACTCATTTGTGGTGACATATCCACGATGACTTTCTCCAGAAGGTCAGTAAACTCTTCCTCGCTCAAGTTAAACTCTTCTTCCAATTCTTCATCATCAGCGATTTCAACTTCTTCAGCCAGTTCTTCAGCTACTTCTTCGTGTGGTTCAGCTGTACCGATATCGCCGGCTGCTTCCATTTCATCAAGTTGTTCTTTGATTTTATCAAGATCAAACTCTACCATTTCTTCAAGATTTGGCTCAGTGATTTGATCTGCAGGAATTATGACATCAACCGTTTCTGCTTCAGGATCTAGAGGGAGTTCATCCTCCGTAGCTGCTAGGGGAATCCCAGCTGGAGCGTCGTCCGTATCCTCGACCTCTTCTTCCTGTTCAAGTAGCTTTTCAACAGCATCCTTGATATCATCAGAATACTTTTCAATCAAGGTCTCCTCTGCGTTCCTAATGGCTGCTTCTCTTAGAGATTTAGCATCCACAATTGCTTGTTCTAACATAGATGACATTTATAACTCCTTATATAATGATATTAACGATAAATATATATCCACAAATAAATAGTATTTAGTTTTGTAAAAAGACCCAGTTAGGATCTTTTGATTATTATGTTGTAGCTAATAAGGGCGTATCGTTTAGTTTTCCGTCAACAAGCCATAATGCTCCGGTAGAAATAAACTCCAATATATCACCAGCGGCGGCATTCTGTAAAGTAATCTGACCCTGGTTCCCCACGGCTGTTAAACCAGTTCCACCAGTAGTATTATTAAAATCTATTATAGAGCCATTTATAACATTCTCGCCCGTAGCAGATTTAATAATGTGGTTTTGTGATGAGGCAATGAGTATTCTGCAATAAAAACCCTTCGTTGTTTTTGCAGGCAACGTTATTGTCTGAGCCGAGCCGGCTGAAAGAACAACATCAACGCCAGACATGGCTGCGGTAAGCGTCATATTGCCACTAGAAAGATTTCTTACTGGCCTAAGATTACCAAAGCCACCCATAAAAGTGTTGTTGGTTTCTGATTCCGGATTTGTTCTCGCAACTTCTGTGGCAGAACCGCCAACCATTGAGGTAAAAATCATATTACCATTTTCTGCACCATCTGAAACGTCTGCAGAACGAACATCAATTTTAGAGTACACTACGTCCTCTGCGTCATCGCCGACTTGATCATCAAGACCTTCGAACCTAATGGTACCTATAAAGTCGTCGTCGGCAACACTGCCCTCTGGCTCTTTGCGAAACACCATTATTGCACCATTTGAGCCGGTTGCTGAATTCATCAACATGAGGGCGGCTTGATCCATTCCTTGACTAGCATTACCGGAAACCTCAATGGCTACAGCGGCCATGAAGTTTTCATCTGTATCTCCAGACTGGCGTGCATTTTGAAGCACATAGAGGCAAGTGGCGGAAGTAGAAGCTTCATTCTTGTTGTGAATTCTAACCAACTCGCGAGCCTGAGTAGCTGAACTATCAGATTGAATATGAAGGGCTCTACCGGTAGTAAGCCCATCGGCAGTAATATCAATGACGTTAGCTGTCGTGACCGCATCAGCAGTAATATCAATTACATCTGCATTAATATTTGCAGCATCGATATCGAGCGCAATCTGGTCTGTGTCATCATTATCAATAAGAAGGGCAGCTGCAGCAGCGGAGGAGCCATTTTCAATCTCAACACCAGCTGCCGTTGTTTTCATCAGCCCACCAGAATTGATTGTAAAGGCCCCGCCATCTGCAACCGTGAACGTGGTTGTGTCAGCAGCATCGTCACCCTGGTCAGCTTTCAAGGTCAATACGGCACTAGTAGCTTCGCCAGCAGTTAATGTCATTGCAGAGCCGGAAACCAAAAGACTACCAGTAATGCTAGTAGTTCCATTTACAGCAAGAGTGGAGGTTGGAGCGCTAGTTCCTATTCCTACCCGAGAGGTGCCACCATTTACATACAACATGTTGGCATTGGCATTTGATTCAACACGGAAGTCACAATCGATGCTGGCATCATTAACTACAACTTCACAAGCAGTACCATTTGCAACATCCTCTCCACCAATCGAGAAAAGATTTGCAGAAGCAGCGGTACCACCAGTTCCGCCAGCAAAAACACTAAAGGTTATCTTGCCGCCTTCGTCGTTATTAGTAACGTCAGATGATTCAGCGAGAATTTGAACAAACGTCGTTTCATCATCGTTTGAATCAAGACCAATAAAGTCGATGGTACCAAGATCATCATCGTCAGCAGCACTACTCTCTGCCTCCTTAACAAAAGCCATTATGGGACCATTTGCGTCCGTATTTGAATTCATAAGCTTAAGAAGTGGCTGATCTGCTGTTCCAACAGCTGTCTCAACAACTAAAGCTGCACCCAAGTTTTCATCTTCGCCACCATTTTGGCGAGCATCTTGACGAACGTACAAACAAGTCGTGTTAGTTGCTGAAGCATGATCATTATGAATCGTGACCAACTCGCGGGCACTGGTGGTTGAACTGTCAGAAACGAGTTTTAGAATCGCGCCTGTTGTTAGAGCGTCAGCAGTGACGTCTAAGACATTTGCAGTTGTGACAGCATCAGCAGTAATATCAATGACGTTTGCATTGATATTTGCAGCGTTAACATCAAGGGCAATTTTATCTGTATCGTTACTATTAAGCTGAACAAGTGGGACGCCTGTTGCGCCAGCCGAAGCATGGTTTGTAATTTCCAACGTTGCAGCAGGTGCATCCGTTGAATCACCAATACTAACTCTATCGTTTCCAGCGTCAATAAAAAAGAGGTGAGTTTCAGTATCACCCTCGACACGGAAATCAAAATCACCGCCGGCTTCATTAGAAATGAAAGAACCATAGTTGGTGATTGTATTGGTTCCTGAAACTATCAAACTACCTGTGACTATTAACGAGCCAGTAATATCTAATGAGCCGGTAATAGAACCGGATCCATAAGTAATGGCACCCGTAGAACCACTTGCTGTGGTTCCACTGCCGCTAATTGTTGTTGTCCCGCCAGAGCCGCTTACTATAATAGGCATTAGTCTTCAATCTCCTGTAACATCATTTTATATCTCTTTCCTGTTGCGTTATTTATGACGCACAAATAATCCGGTTCCTCAAGAATTGTCCAATCTCCTCGTTCATTTCTAAGATGTAAGTCGCCAGTATATATATTTGCCCAGCGCTTATCTGGTTGACCCAAATTGTGAGAATTGTCACTTGATGGTACCACATGACTACTAAAGGTTGCACCCTGTGAACCAGTCAACTGCCCCGTCACTGTTATAACATCAGCTGCAGCATCTCCTAAAGTAACAGAACCTGACACACTCAGATTGTTAGATACAAATGTGGCACCACCGATCACTGCACCAGCAGAAGATGAAAGTGTAGATGCTAAAATTGTAGAACCAGTGACGTTCAGAGCGTTAGAGATAAATGTTGCACCACCAAGAACTGCACCAGCAGAGGACGAAAGCGTAGATGCCAAGGTTGTAGAACCAGTGACATTTAGTGCGTTAGAAATAAAAGTATGACCCCCAAGAACTGCGCCGGCAGAAGATGAAAGTACACCAGTCAAGGTTGCTGAGCCGGAAACACCTAAAGTCTTAAAGTGACCTCCAGCAGAACCAGAGACAGATCCAGAGGCAGCCAAAGAAGTAGGATGGGATAAGAGAACTGTACCTCTTATGTTTGCTCCAGCTGATGAAGATAATAGGCCAGTTAAGGTTGCCGAACCAGAAACACCTAGAGTCTTAAAGTGACCTCCAGCAGAACCAGAGACAGATCCAGAGGCAGCCAAAGAAGTGGCATTAGATAAGAGAACTGTTCCCCCTATAATTGCCCCAGCTGATGAGGATAATACACCAGCAGTAGTAATAGAGCCAGATGTAGCCAAAGAGGTGGGATTAGATAAAATAACTGGACCAAGCATTGTAGAGCCCAGAGAAGATGAGAATGACGTCGTTGTTAGGTCAGCCAAAGTGGCAGATGCATCTTTAAAAGTTATGTTTCCACCATCGGCATTAAGTTCAATATCACCATCACAATCAACTGTGAAAGTAGATTCCGTCGCAGAGGCAGACAAAACGGTGCTAACTTTGGCTGTCTCAATTGTAATACCAGTAAGACCAGTAGCACCTCCACCTGAGCCAGTTAAGAAAACACTCCCAGTAATACTATGGACATCGCTGTGGGCATCTCCCAAGGTGGCGGAACCTGAAACAGCGATACCAGCTGCCAGAGGGAATTGAGCCAAACCAGTAGAACTAATCGATAGCGCCGTGTTGGTTCCAACCGTTGAGCCTAATCCAAGCTTGAAGTGATTATCAGTGTCATCAATGCCTATGTAAAAGTCATTTGTGCTACCATCAAGAACAATCTTTTGATCTTCTGCATCGCCATCACCAACAGTTAGGGCACCAGCTACTAATGTCGCACCAGAGACGTTTAAAGTGTTCGATATAAACGTTGCACCACCCACAACTGCGCCAGCAGACGAAGATATCACTCCAGCAGTAGTGATAGAACCAGAAGTAGTTAGTGAATTGGAGTTAGATAAAATAACTGGCCCAAGCATTGTAGAGCCCAGAGAGGACGAAAACGATGTGGTTGTTATATCAGCCAGCGTGGTAGTATCGTCCTTAAAGATTATATTACCACCGTCAGCGTTAAGCACAATATCGCCACTACTATCAATTGTAAATACGCCCTCATGAGCGGAGGCTGATAGAACAGTGCTAACATCGGCTGTTTCAATTGTAATACCAGTAAGATTGGAACGCCCATTGGCAGAACCAGTTACATATATGCTACCGCTAAAATCGTGCTTATCTGATCCATCGTTACCAAAACTATTGGAGCCTTGATAAATTGTGTCACTTACTGTTATTGTCTGAAATTTATATGAGTTGATTGTACCAGAAACATCTAAATTTCCAGAAAGATAAAGGTTGCTGTTGGCATAATCATATGTTAAATTGTGGGAACCGGAGATAGCAGCGGACCCAGAGTAGAAAGTCACTCTTTGATCTGCAGCCCCCGTATGTGCTACGGTTGACCCAGTTACATACGCCCAACCTAGTGATCCAATATTTGGCATTGATCTTGTTCTCCTATAACGCTAAAACTAATTAGTTCTGAAATTAGTTATAAGTTATATCGACTTTTTTATTTGTCGTTTCTTCCCATTGTTCCTTCATTGCTTCAAGGAATTCAATAGATTCTTGGAGAGCTTCTCGATCTGATTTGGTTGATTCCAAGATCTCTTCCTTTATCGCATCAAAATAGTCCCCTAGGTTGGTTCTTTTGATTATTGGAGAGAGCTTGTCTAGAGTATCGATAAATTTTATGTGATTATCGAGAGTCATATCAAGACTGATTATCAATGATTGACAAAGTTCATACAGGATAGTAACGATTTGTCTTGAATCATCGTACATTAGTCATCAATCACCTTCATCGGGTGCGCCGCCTATACAAAACATTTTTACTGCTGAAGCGCTCGTTCGCTGAAAAATCAATAGGACGCCACCATCTTGGGTGGCCAGCTGGGCAGTGTCAGCAATTGTAACACCGGTGCCACCTGCAAATTGTACATCTTGATTTCCATCATTAATGTAATAACACTTAACACATTGATTATTAGCAGTTAAAGGAATGCCCGCGATGATATTTGCTGCTGTATCAGTAGTAGCTGTGCCAGCGCCGGACGTTGTAGTGTGAAGTATAATCCCCTTTTTTATCTCAGCTGCGGTTAGCAGGACGTCTTGACTATTTTCGTCAACTACCTCCAAATGCTCTACAATTCGTCCTTCGTTGACTGTATTGAAACTAAAAGTGGTTGTCCCATTGTTAGCGAAAGCCATTGCCGTGTTGGTTCCGTGAGCGGCACCCAGGCCAAACTCCAGACTGTCAGTGCCATCATCGACACCCATACGAAAATCGACAGCAGCGCCGTCAAAGACGATCATAGTATCCTCTTCACCAGCATCGCCCACTGTTATTTTAGGCGTAGCACCTCCTACGACCACATCGGTAGAAATATTTGCTTTGCTTTTAGTAAATGAACCCATCTTTTTTCTCCTAAGCCGTTAATCCAGAACCAGTCAAACGATACATAGAGGCAGTTGGGATCCCTGTCAGTTCAGCGAATACTTCGAAACCACAAGTTCCATGTCGAGAGGTTAGATATACCTCTTTGCATTTAACATTGAAAGTTACTGAATCACCAGCATCTGCTAATGTAATATAGTGATGACCCGAGCCTGTAACAGCGTCAGCACCAATTTGTGCATCAGCACCATCAACGGCAGTGTTGAAGTGAACTAACAGCTGCCCAGAAGTAGAGCCCGAATTAATCACAGTAATTGATTTGGTAACATACGGAAACTGAACCTTTGTTTCCTGCGCGGCTACCATTAAACCATTAGAACCAGTGATGTATGGCACTCCGCTTACTTGATAAGCTCCTACTTGTCTTAACCCTTGTCCTTTATAAACTGACATTATTATCTCCTAGTCTCTATTTTTTTGTTCCCATTCTTGGCGTAGCTGCTTATACACCTTCTTTCTTCGAATCTTTTTGAGTCTTCTTATTTTAGAAGGCTTTACAAAATGTTGTCTTTCCAACACCTCTCTAAGAAAACCCTCTTTCTTACATTTCTTAATAAATCTTTTTATTGCTCTCTTAGGATCTTCGTTTCTCCTAACGTACACTTCCATATTGATTCCCATTAGATTAGTTTACTCCAGTTACTATTAAATAGTCCAGAAATGTCAACTCCAGGATCTCCAGGTGAAATATTTGACAAAGGAGAGTGAGAATTTGATTCACTGGGTGAAGGTTCAGTGCCTTCAAAAATGTTTACACCATTGTAAGAATTTTTTCCAATGGCATCCATCATTCTTTTTCTTTGTTCTTGAATTTTCTTTTTAGCCAGTTCATTATTTGGTTTTGGCTTAGAAACTTGTTTTTGTTCTTGGATAACTGGTGCTGTGTCAACACCCTTTACAACCTCACTAATAATCCCGGAAAGCACACCTTCTTCAAAGATAACTTCCTTGATGCATTGCTTGATTAGTGGTTTAAGAACTTTTTTCAATTCGTTTTTTTTCATAATCTCACTTTAATATATCGTAAAGCGCTCGATTAATCCGATCCGCTTTTGTCCAAACTTTGTTTTGTATTTCTCTTTGTTGATTTTCAGAAAGAGCTAAATAAGCGTTTGTCGTTGAGGGCTCTGAAACAATGTCAAAACAAATCAACTGAAAATCATCCTCGACAATTATTCCTCTATGATTCTCCTGTACAGAACCCATGCCTCTCGAAGAAATACCAAGAGAGACGCCAGATTTAGCCAGAGACTTAAGAATGTTGCCAGAGGGGGTATCGAGAGCGCGGAGCTTGCCCATAACACGATCGCCATCCCACCAACATTGTGTCACAATATGAGAAACATTGCGAAGATTAATTACCGAATCATCTGGGTGATCTAACTCACCAAGGGCTCGGTTTTCATTAATAATTTTTTGATAGTTTTCTACTTCCCTCATCAAAACCGATTTAGGATAAATTCTACCATTGCCGTTTTTTTGCTCAGCACATTGAATGATTCCTGTGAGAAACACAGCGCCCTCTTCATTAACCATTCGCTTTTCAGCCTCGGTTAAAAAATCCTGACAGATGCCTCCATCACACAACTCATAATATTCTCTAAGTACAACTTTACTCATTTTTACATCCTGGTTAAAAAGCGGGCGCTACCCGCCCGATTAAGCTTCCTCGGCAACAGTTAGCAACTCTTGGAATCATGTATCGTTTCATCTTAGCCTCCGAAATTAATATTTAAACCATCATCATTAAACAACATTGACAATGTATAGCTCGTTCCAGAACTTAAACACCCTAGAAGCAAGGCATTGACAAAATTATAGTCAAATATAAATAGTTCTGTATATCCGTTTACGCAGAACAAAAATACACCAACCCAAAAGCCCATACACATTGGACAATGAAAAAAATGATGTTTTGGTCTAATCTTCTTGAAGATGGTCCCATAGACCAATATTAATGTAAGACCATAAGATATAAGAATAAAGTATAATAGTTCCATCACTGCCTAGGGGCCCCATAAACTAACAATATCATGAGGCTATAAGATATAATAATAAAGTAAACTAACTGCTCCATTACTCCCTGTATGTGAAGCTTATCCCATATGGGCTGCGAATATAGATTGGCCGTAGCGTGCCCTTAGTGTCACTGTGCCTGCCAGGATCATATTCAGTTGATTCTTCTTCGTCTGGTGCTGTGAGTCTCCTATCTTGTTCTTTCTCAAAAGCATCCATATATTCAAAGTATGGTTTCTCTTCCTCAATAAAATTAGCGATAGAAACTAAACTAACACTTATAACATTTAAATCTTTGTTGTCCAAAATCTTTGCCTCCATGGAACCGTGAAGGCTCCCGCCCTGAACGCTGTCTGGGGATATGACGCCCTTCTTACTAAGGTGGTTAAAAAGCTTATCCTGCGTTTGGTAAACCGCTTCTGACATACTTTCCTTTGGAAAAGCAACAATCTTCTTTTTTTTGACCATCACCACAATGTCCACATCTGCATGGTCCCTAATAATAATGTCACCACTTAAGGTTCTTCTGGCGTTTAATTTAAAAACCAGATCTTCAACGGCCTCAGTTGGATCAATTGTGATATGTATATCAGCCATCAGATTGTATTTCCTTAACCAGTTTTTGAATTTTTAAAACCTGCTTGATCATACTATCATCGACCTGGCTTGTCTTATACTCCTCGATAATGCTAATAACTTTTTTAGCTGACTCCAGCATGTTTGAATCTTCTTTTACCTCTTCCATATCAAGCGAATCATTAACAACCCCCTTCAATCTTGATATTTCCTCATTTAGATAAGTCTTAAGACCGATACCATCGTCAGAGAAAGAGTAGATATATTGCACCAACAACTCTCTTTGCTCCTCCTGAAGTTCTCCATAAGTTTCGTTGAATTTCTTAATAAATGTCTTAAATGTCAACTTATCGATGGGCTTCATCTTTTCTTTTTGCTCTTCATTAATTGACATCATGTTCTTGACAATTTGTTTTTCAAGCATCACTCTTTTTTTGACTGTCAGTTCATCATTGAAGATTTGAGAAAGAGTGGCCAAGTCTTTGTAGTTGGGAATAAAATTGGAGAAAACGCTTTTAGATAAATCTTTGTTAACCCTAGAGATCAGATGGCTTTGTTGCTCATAGACCTCGGGGTTTTTAAAACCAGACCAATAAATCATTTTTGCTTCGTAAAGAATCTTTTCAGCCGTAGAATAATCAAGTTCCCTGCTCTCTAACACATCCCTATACAAAGTAAGCTCTTTTCCCAGAATGGAGTCCTTCTTAAAATACTCCTTTATAATAGAAAGAACACAATCCTTTCTTTCTTTATCGTCTTGCACGATGCTCTTAGTTAATTCTTTTACCAGAGATTCGTACAGAAACATCGTATTTCGTTTCTTATTGTGCCTGAGTTTCATTGTTTTTGTTCTCCAATTCTGTAATCAGTGTTCTAACCTTGTTGTTAGTTTCAATTAAGATTGCTTCTTCATCTTTATAATTAGATTCTTCCCCCTCCATAAGACCTTTTGATAGGCGACCTAAGTCTTTTAATCCTGGGTGGAGCTTTCTTGGTGTGCTAAATTCTGGCGTGTGGTTTCTCTTATAACTTTTTGTCCTTGGGCCAGCGCTAACTCGACCATCAACTTCAACCGGATGATAGACTTTGCCCTTCGCGCCTGGAGTTAAGTACCCATCATCTCGCTTACCCGGTGGAGGGGTTGCCAAAAGTGGAGACTCCTCTGGAGATTCCTCTGGTGTTTCTTCTGGCGTTTCTTCGGCAGCATCATCACCAAGATCTAAATCTATATCAGCGGTATCACCCCCAATATCATCAGGGGTAAAATCTGCTGCTACTTCTTCTGCTTCCGAAACAGTATCAAGTGCCGTCTGGAACTTCCGGTCTGAGAAGAGTTCTCTTTGGTTACGAATAAATTCTTCCTCAGATAAGTCAAAAATATTCTTAGCAACCCAACGTCGACTAAAGTATCCTTCTGTAGCTGATGAAGCAATATCGAACTTCTGCTTCCAATGTTCCAGTTCTTGCAACTCTGCAATCTTAGAGGGATTACTTAATTTAAGTTTAAAAGAAACTAGGTCGCTGCCACGATACCCAAGAGAATAAAGATGGACAATGCCTATTTTTTCAAGCTCAGAAATAATAACCCTCTGTAGTCTCTGGATTGTTCTAGCAAAACGGATGTCCTTTTGTGCAAGAGTTGTCTTGTCTTCATCAGCACCCTCACCACGTGAAAGATACGACTGAGGAACTTTAAGGGCCGAAAACAGTTTATCTCTCATATATTTGATATCGTCGATATCTCCAGTATATGTCCCGCCCGGTAAAGTTTCGATTCTTGTCGAAATACCACCACGGACTGGGATAAAATAATCTTCCTCAACAGAAAGAGGATTATATCTTAAATCAACACGACCAGTATCAGGGTCAACAACCTGATTACGCTTCATTTGGGTCATGATTTTTTGCATGTATTGTTCCAAATCTTGAGGCGGAACATTTCCTGTGTCAATATAGAACACTCGGCGTTCTGGTGAGCGAACAATACGATAAGCCATCACTGCATCTTCAAGAAGAGTTAGTTGTCGCCAAATACGACGGGCAGGCTCAAGAACAGACGTGCCGTAAGGAGCATGTTTGTCGTTTCCAAGGATCCTGAAGTGTGCGATTTGCCAATTTTCAAATGTCATGCCGGCCTGGTTCCACTGAAATTGGACATAGTTTGGATTAGTTTTATCTTCTCCTTCTATTCTCTCAACTTCATTGTATGGAAGGCTGATTACATTTTTAATACCATGCTCTTCGTCAACGTCGATATATAAAAAATAATCCCCGTACTTACACATCGTTCGACACCAGCCAAAAAGGTTGAATTCGATATTCAATATATTATGATAAAGCGTGTGTAGGACAGTTTTGATTTCCTCATTTGTACAATCAATCCGTAGAAGAGGTTGTAAATCAGAGGATGTCGTCATCTCATCTGCGTATATATCCAAGGCAGAAGCAATCTCTGGGGTATACTCCATTTGATCAAAATCAGCATAACGTTCAACGCGATTTTGAGATGAAATTATATTCGATTGAAGATTGTGAAAAGGATTGTAAGATGATTTTTTAAACTGTTGTCCACTTAAAGACCTAAACGTTTGAGCAAATTTATCAAGCTGTGAACGCCGATATTTCCGTATCGTTTGAGCGCGATAATCAATAATAGGACCAGAAAAGATTCTAGTCAGTCTTCTAAACAAATTTGAGTTCGGATTCTTTGGATTCTTTGTATCTTTTTTAGGTGCCATATTTTTTAACCTTTATAAAGCCAAGAAAATTCTTGCGCTTGCTTGATTTGTCTTTTTCTCTCAATAGTTTTATGACCCCTCATCCCAGGAATCGTTGTATTCATAACTGTTCTGCTTTTCTTAAATGAATCCATAAGTGCCTTTCTGTATTCTGCATCCTTTTGATTCACTGTTAGTGCAGTATCTCTCACCCAACAAGCAATCGCCAAAGCCATCACTAGGTCGTCGTTGTATCCTCGCATGGCCTCTGGCTTGTTGTTATTCCAAACAAACGTCTTGATTTCACTAAGAAGACGAGAAGAATATATGTTAATTATGTTGTTCCTAATGAATTCTTCCAATTTTGCCAAAATCATTGGGCGAGTTTTACTGGAAGTTGTAAAACCAGGCACACAATCACTTCTCCCTTCAGCTACATATTGTTCCACATATTCGTGTGTGGATTTAACAGAGTGATAGACATTCGTATAACCTAGTTCCTTAATCTTTTCTATTACTGTGTATCCGATGTTGTTGTTTTCAATGACAAGCATACAATCACCATATTGCTTGCCAATATCCATTAAAAAAGGGGCATAATGGTCAGGAGTCATTTTACCTTGATATTCGGCGACAATCTCCATTGTATTAAGGTTTATAACATGGAAAACAGAATAATCTTTTCCATCTCCTCGGGCAACGTCAGCAGATATCAGATATGTACAAGAGACATCATATTGCTGCCATATCCACAAGCCACGATCATATCCAGTTCTATATTCTGGCTCTTGTATGCTTTCCTCTATTCTAGCAATATCGTTTGGATGAATCACCGTTTCACCAGACATGTTAAAGTTGCACTCAAACTCCTGTGCAATCTGTCGCCTGGACATATTCTTTGTTTCTTTCTCAAACCACTCTTGATCTCGATCAGGGTGTAAATCCCACATTAATTTAACATGATGAAAATCGTTTGCTTGCTTCTCAGCATCAATGTAAGTTTGATGAAACCAGTTACCAACACCGTTAGGTGTTGATACAACAATGCACCGACCACCAGTTGAGATTGTGGGATAGAGACCGGTCCAGAGGTCATCAAGCCCTTCTACGTGGGCAGCCTCGTCAATAACCAGCAATGACAGTGCTTCTGAACGACCGGCATCTCCGGAAGTTGATGCGGCCTTGATTTGTGATCCGTTAGTCAATTCAAATGAGCTTCTGTTATCAACAGATATATTAGCTATTGTAATCCAATCTGGTAAATTTTTAATGATTGCTTTAACTTTTTTTACTAAATTCGATGCTGTCTGGAACTTTGTCGCCATCACAAGAATGTTCTTGTCACGATGAAACAACATTAGCCAAGACACATAGGCAGCAGTAATTGTAGAAATACCCATCTGTCGAGCCTTCAATACTATGTTAAATCGATAATCATTGAAGTCCTCCAGTAAGTCTTGTTGGAAGTCGTATGTTTTAAACGGGACTAAGCCGTGGATGGGGTGAGATATTTTAGCGTAATTATTAATGAAATAGTAAGGGTCTTTACCAGATTTAACGATCTCTTTGATCAGTTGCTTTTTGGATAGTTGATAGCTCATTCATTTTCCGATTTTAGCGAGCAACGTCAACCTTACCCAAAGCGAGCCATTTTTTAAAAGAGTCAGCGAGACGCTCCTCACTTGCTTCTGCAACTGGGACAACATCGCCAATTCCACCAATCTTGTAGGTCATGTTTGCTTGAACCCAGGTGCGGACTCTAGAAGTATTCTGCACAATGGCGTTTAGTTCACCTTCAGCAGTTAAAGTTAGGGTATCCCCGGTAACTTTTTTATATTCCTTTTTAATAAAGTTTGCAACATCGTTGATACAGGATTTTAAACCATCTTCAAAACCATTACCATGAACCTCTTTTAGTTGAACCTCAGAGTGATAAAGAACTTGTAGTTTATCACCGTGAAGCTTAACTTTAAAGCCATCCATCACCCGGCGGTCAAGAATTGGATCACCCTCTTCTCTCTTTAGACCAAAACTGTGAGATTCTCCATCATCAGTGTAACTCTCTTTGTGTCCACCATCATAAGCATAAGTTAATGCTTGGGAAATTCCTCTAATAATCTCTAACGTTGTTGCCATTTTATTCTCCTTTTGGTCTCCAGCCAGATTTCCAGCGTTCTTCGCGGCCTTCTACATATTTAAAAAAACATTCATAACAGCACCCATATTTGTTCATATACACATCGTCCCCAAGTTTGAACGAATAAGAACCACAAGTTGGGCATGTTCTATTACTCTTCTTATTAAGTAGTTTCTTGGAAATGAAAATTCCATCTACTTCTACTTTCTCAGATTTCTCCTCCAATGACTGGAGTCTTTCATAATATCTTTTTTGTTGTTCTATATATTCTTTTTCTTTTTCCTCGTTCCACCCTTTCTTTGGGTTTTGAATTGCTTCGTGGCCATATTTTTCTGCGATGGCTTTTTCAAGCTTAACAATATAGTGTGGATCGTCGTATTGTTTAATCACTTCAAACCTCGGTCTTATTTAAATCGACATCATAATTAGAATCAAGAATTTGAAAACGGACTTGAATCCCAAGTTGGTACTCCTGAAGCGAAAGCGGCTCCTCCGTCATCCCCGAACGAATCATTAGTTAGTGTTCCGTGATTGCCGTTTCCTGAATGATCTGTAACAGTGGTACCATTACCTTTATTAAATTTCCAATATCCTACAATACCACTTTCGTCTCTAAGATCTTTTCTCTTTCGGCGTGTTCGTGGTCGATTTGGTCCATTGGTGTTATATATGTTTGCAATAAAGTCAGCATCTTTTTCTGTGTTAAAAATGGCTACCTCACTAAGAGCACACGCCCATCCGTTGTTATAGCTAGTGCTTGTTCCTGAACCTCTTACTGCTCGCATACCAAAAGATAAACCCTTACTCATCTCTCTTCCTGTATCACTGTAATTTATATTACCAAGATTAGCTGGGTCTGACACTCCAGTGCCCCATACTTGCTGTCCATTCATATATATTTTACGCAACATGTTGTTTGTTCCTGCATCAGTGCCTGCATATGTTACTGCGAAATGATACCAAGTACCATCTGTTTTTAGAATATATTTACCATCAGTGTCCTCTATTACCCATTCTCCTAATTTATCTGATAATCCTGCTGTATCAAGCATTGTCTTAAATGTTCTTTCAGATTGGTTTGCCCCAACGCCGACATACAATTTGTGCTTTTGACTAATACCAAATGTAAATCTTGAGTTATTGTGAGCTTTTCTACCAATACAGAACATATCACTACCCAATTCATCTGGTCTAACCCAATAAGATATGGTAAATCCTGATTCTGCAAGCGGCTTTCCTGAGCCATCGGGGTTATCAGGATTAAAATCAGTTGCTACCAAATCCCCTCTCCTAGTGCTGACATTTGTATCGCCGGTAAATGATAAGGCATAACTTACACTTCTTCCCTTAGCGCGAGCCCCGTACTGTTTCTTTGCCATCCGGGTGTCACGCTTATATACTTCCATTGCAAGCTCAAGATCTAAATCAGCTAATTCTTGATTAAGGGGAGCGGTTAGCCAACTATTCCAATCAAGATCCTGAAGAAGAGGTTCACGATTCTGGATTATATTATTTATTTCTTCAAGTTCTCTGATCTTTCGGGCGCGTTCTTCGGCCTGAGATAGCAAAGAATTAAACTCTTTTTCCCATTTTTGTTCTGCTAACTCTTGTTTTCTCTGAATGTGTTTCTGACTAATACGCTCAGCTTCTTGTCGCTCTAAAAGAAACCTTTCACGCTCAGCGATTTCTTCCTGCCTAAGAGTTTCAGCCTGTATTTTAGCAAGACGCTCGGCTTCTTTTTCGGCTTCCAATTCAGCAGCGTGCTGCTTTTTTCTTTCCCACTGTCGTTGTCGGTACTTAAGATATTCCACAGACTCACTTCTTTTTGCTTTTTTTGACAGAGTTAATATATTTTCTATAAACTGCTGCAGCAGACTTCTTTCCAGCTGCTTTTGCTCTTTGTTCCATTGCAACAGCTGCTTGAACTTTGTGAGCGTGAGTTCGACTAGATCTCTTAATTTTATTTACACTCGCCTCTGCATCCTTTACAGTTGCAAACTTTAGTCCGTGAATCGTACCTTTTGGATCTTCATCTGTGTAAAGGTCACTGTGTTTTTTAGACTTGGCGGGTTGTCCTTTTTTGCGAGGTATTCTCGGATTTTTCTCCTCATTGGTTCTCTCACCCTTTTTAGATCTAGTTTTTTGGTTTTTGCAGAACTGCTTCATTGTAAAACCTTTTGGATTAGCGCATTTGTTTTTTCTTTTAGCTCGCTCTTTTTCTGACCACTTCTCTTGAAGTGTGGTGTCACCAATCTTTATTGTAATACCGGAGGGTTGCCCACCATTTAGCGACATCATGCGATCATAGGCATCTGTTCTTACGTTGGATAGTCTTCCCAAATACCCATTTCTTCTCAAGACTTTAAATGCAAGGTTTTCTGGAGAAAACTCACCTCCTTGTTCCAGTCCGCACTTACGAAAGTCCCTGATTCTATCTCGTAAACGAATCGCCTCATTGTGGGCATCTTCATACCTTCCGGCGGCAAATACGTCCTCGACATCTTCTATCAAGTCCATAAATGCTTGTGCTTTTTTACCAACCAGAGGTTCATCAATTGTAACCTCTCTGTAAGTTGGCTTTGTTTCCCACTTGTTATATAATAGGGAATAGACACCGGTCGACATGTGCGGTTCCCCGGTGTCCTGAACATATAGTTCCACTTCGTGTGTCCCAATCTTAACATTATGAACTTTGTTCCAGTTCGCTCGAACACTTCTAAAATAATCTTTTACTAAGTCCATAGGAGCATTAATATCGTTGAAATTGACAAGAATGTGTAAATCAATATCAGACTTTTCTGACCAATTATAGTTGGCTGCAGAACCAGTGATGATTATATCAACAATCCCGACATCTTTTAAATCTAAATCACTCCAAAAATCATCAACGATTTCTTTTAGTTTCTTTGCTACTTCTGGACGGAGTTTTTCGCCTTTCCAAACTTTTGGATTAAGTTCTTTCTTCAACTCGAAGGTTGAGAAATCAAAGTCTAGTTCCTCTAAATATTGTCTGAAACTTTCAAGTAATAATTTCATCGTCTGTTCCCCAAAAGTATTCTTATTGCTCTTTTCTTCTTGCTTTCGTTAACACCGAGAGCACGGGTAAGATCGGGAAAATCTTCCTTCACTGACTCAAGGGCTTTGACGATTGCTTCTTTAAGCAGTTTGTTTACAACCTCTCCGACTATTCTTTTAAGAGCGTCAAAGTTATCGTCAAAGAAGTCAATGAACTCTGCTATGTATCCTGCTTGTTCTTTGCCAAGTTCAGCATCTGCTTTTATTTGCAGCCGAAGAGCTATAGTATCTTCTTGTGAGGATGCAAAAACAGTTGGGCTGAGTCCAACTGCTAATGGCGGGGTTAATCTCTTTCTTTCTGGTGCCTCAAGACCTGGAATACTTAGTTGTTTCTCTGCATCGCGATAGGCTTGAGCCAAGAGTGTATCCATTTTGTCAAAAAGAACATTGTCGGCATATGAGCGACCTTCCTCGCTTTGAAAATTTTGCTTGAAGAAATATATAATTTTTGTAGTGGCTGGACTGGATATACCTGATTGTCCTCCCATCGCCCCCACTATTTGTTGTGCTCCTGCATTGATGCCGACCTCGGGGTATTCAAGAGGATTGCTGCTGGACTTCATAGTTCTTCCTTTACTAGTGATGTCGAAGTTCTGTAGATCTTTCTCTTTAAGTTTTGCTCGGAGTTGACCAACAGGTTCGTCTGATATATCCAACGCCCCTTCATCAATAAACAAATCAATCAAGCTTGCCTTGATGTCTTCGTATTTTTCATCGATCTCAGACATAGTATTTACAAAGTTTGCAAACCTTTGAACAGGATCTGATGTATAGTAGTCCTCTTCTGCGTCTATATCAATACGAACATCATTTCCATAGATTTCTATTTCTCGTGGATAAACATAGTTGTCGTCTAATACTTCTCTTATTTCGTCCTCAAGGTCGTAGTCGTCCAGTTCTAGTGGGTCGTCTGGCGGGCCAAACTCATAATCGTCAAACTCAAAAGAAAGACCACCACTATAATACCATCGGCCTGGCTCATATTCGTCGTAAGAAACATAGACATTTTGTAGGTCTGCTTCTTCGTAAATCTTATCGTAGTCAGCTTCTGACGGACCAGCTGGGTTGTCCATAAAGTGGCCGACTGCTAGGGAGTCTATTTCATACCAAGCATCAGTTACTCTCTCTTCGTAGAACTGCTCTAGATCGTCGAGTTCATAATCCTGCTTTCTAAGAACACTTACAATTGTTTCGTAATATTCTGGATAATCCTCTTCGAACTGACCTTCCAACTCAAATCCATAATCTTCTACTTCTTCGTAGGCTTCAGTAAAGTTCTCACCAAAAAGGTTTGATGTAATGACCTTTATAACCTCATCCATATCCATTGGGCTATCGGCAGCATCGTATGCTTCCTCAAACTCATCAGTGCTTCCATCATAAACAAGAGCAAGCTTGTGAAACTTGCGATATTCAGAAGTGGAAAAATTATTCTTATTCTTCATGAAGAGAAAGTAGAAGCCTTTACCCTCACCAGAATACTGGTTAAAATAGTTTTGTGATTCTGTCGCTGAGATACACCATTTTGTGCCTCGACCCCAGAAACAGGAAGCACCAGAGTTAAACGGACGAACCATCAAGAAGTCTTCATCTTTATAGACTACATCAGAGTTCTCCATTGCCTCTTGTTTATATTTGGCTTCTATTCTTTTTAGTCGGTCTTTTTCTGCTTTTTTCTGGTAAGTGTCATAAGCAATGCGTTCTAGATCGCGGAGGTCTTTAATCCTATTGATATCTTTGTATTCGGATGGGATATAGGCTCGCAACTTGTGATACAATTCAATATTTGCAGCAGCATAATCAGCTGTTTGTGAAGTCGAGTCGTCTCGCTGAGCCAGTTGTTTCGCAGCCCAAGCAAGGTACTTTTGATTACCAGAAGGATCTTTATCGATAAGAATATCAAGCAAACCCTTTTCATCGAGTTCTGGATATCTCTTCTTTACATCCTCTATTCTGCCTTCTATTAGCAGTTGTTCTTCGTTGAGATATTGTCGCCAGTTTTCAAATAGTAGTTTCATTCAGATATACCACTCCCTTGTATAAATAGTATTCTCTTTTACTTGTGGAAACTAATAAAAGAGGAGTGCTTTTTTAATTACAGCAAGCTCGTGGGGTTCAAAAATTGTATTGTACTTGTCTATCCTATCCATACTAACCCAGGCAAAGCCATGATGCTCATTGCTTAAAGTTATACCCACACCATCACCGGTGAATTTATCCGTGATATAATAATATATCATTCCAAAATTATTTTTTGATCTCTGCAAAAGTGGTTTCAAATCTGCAGCCTTCACAATCAGACCGGATTCTTCATATGTTTCTCTGACAGCAGCTTGTATCGGAGTTTCGCCAGGATCGACGTGGCCGCCGGGAGGACCGTATGTGTCAGGTTTCCATCTGGATTTTTTACTTCTCAGTAAAAGAAGAACCTTACCGTCTTTGACAAGAATAACATTGGCACCACTTTTACTACCTTCCATGCCTATTTTTATCCTTATCATTTGATTTCGCTAATTGCAAACGCAATACCAATTGTCGCTGCAACGCCAATAACAATACCGCCAGTAAACCAC